AGGCGTTTAAACTACCAATGAAAATCGTCTGTTTGTGAATAACTTGATTTTTGATATTTAAAAAGAGAACTACTAACTTCACATAAACCCAAACTTTTTACATTGTTAGATTTCCTTCTATTAAATAGACCACCCATCATGGAGTGGTCCTTTTTATTAATTTTTAGACAACAAATTGCCCTTGTTTTATATTTCATTTTCCAATTCAATTTTCATTAAATAATTATTAATTTCCATTAGTAGTTATGTATTGACTAGGATTAAACTAACTAAAGACCATGAGGTCTAAAATGATCTGTGTCCTTTTTTACTGCTGCTAAATAATCTGTTTCCGTTTTTTCAACTATTAGTTTATTGTTCCAAGACTTATAAAGTTGAATGATAGAGGGGTATCTTTTATCTTGACTACCAACTACTAAGATGGGAACTAAACTTCTTATTGCATGACAATAGGATTTCCCTATGATTTCAAATCCAACTTTTGAATCCGCTACACCCTTAACAAAGTATGTAGAAAAGGCTTCGTAAAGATTAGCGAGATATAAGAACTTTTTAAATGCGTCCATACTTTCTTCATTTGTTGAGAGATTTATATATTTTAAAAGGTCTTTTTTTGAAATAAATAGATCACCATTTTTTTCTATAACATCTTTACTAAAAGTGAACTCATATTGTTCGATTATTTCATCCAACTCATCTACTTGTGGAATTAATTCTTTGTAAAACCTATCACATAGTTGCGAAGTAAAAGTTATTGCTTCTCGTTCAGTCTTTTTTTGAGCTAATTTAACAGCTGAGGTTATTTGCCAAATTCCTACAATAAATAATGCAATTCCACTTATATAGTAGAAGTTTTCCAATAAATAAGTTATTGAAATTGATATGGTCTGTTCATACCACAAAAAAATCACTCCTTTTTTACTATATATTACCTTATAAACATTACTTTGTTAATTTTTTCACTCAACTTTCACATAACGCAAAAATCACTGAAAATATTTTATTAACTATCTGTTTGCACAACTACCATTTCAACCAATTCTCTAATGATGGTTCACCATGCACTATTGATTGTGGAAGCCTATCTCTTTCCTCTAACCAATTATAGAAAGGTACTGGACGTTCCCTATCTGTTGTTTCTTCTATAGATGATGATTTACATGGCTTCATACTAGATCGCTCCACAGCTTTGTTATACGCTCCTACAAATACGGCTCTTAATGTGCTTGTAACCGTCATGATACCCTCTTTAATATCCATAGCAATTTTAAATAACACGTTCTTAGCTTTTATAAAGGCAGGTGCATTTTGAACCTGAGTAGCTAATACAACTTTGTGCAATTCGTCTTTCAAGTTATCAGCTAATGGTAGGCTATTCATGAAGTCGAATAGCATCACCTGATATTCATTCATGTATTCCTTACAAGCTTCTTTTTCAGCGTGAGCATTATTATATATTTCTTGTAAAGTGCTTGTTTTAAAAAATAAATGATTAAAAGATTTAGATGATTGGTTTTCAGATTGTTGCACTTCATCCTTACTCTCACAAGGCTTTTCAGCATTTTCACGCTCGGACATTGACGCTGGGACATTGTAAGGCAAAATAATGTAGATGCTTGCTCCCTGTCCACCTTTGGTTTTTACAGTTGTTTCTTTCTTAACAATCTCAAACGATTCCAGTTTTGAAATAGCTCTGTAAACTGTCTTTGTGCTGATCTCCAATGCTGCAGCAATTGTGGCAGCTTTCAAATGACAAGCTCCTGGATTCTCTAAGCTATGAGAAGCAAGTTTGAAAACGATGGCACGTTCTGATTCTGTTAAATCAAAGTAATGTGCAGTCATGTGATTTTCAACTGCTGTGTCCATTTCTGCTACTGATTCAAATGTTGTGTACTGTGCTAAGTATTCAAACGCCATTGTTTTCACCTCACTTTCACTTAAAAGTGTAAATATTACACTATTTGATAATAATATATCTTATACAAGTGAACATGTAAATAAAAAATACACTAAAAAGTGAATTTATATTTTATTTCAGTGTATTTATAAGATATAATAGTGGTAACAATAATTATTGAGGTGGTGTAAAAACATGAGCATGGCAAAGAAAATTAAGTTGCTAATGGTTGAAAGAGATGTAACAGCTGCTAAACTGGCTGAAAAGCTAGGCACTTCCCAATCCAATATATCTAATAAGCTAAAGAGAGATAATTTTAGTGAAAATGAATTAGAGGAAATTGCCAATGCATTAGATGCAAAATATGAGGCTCATTTCGTTTTAGAGGATGGACGCAAGTTTTAGTAACAGATAACTAATATTGGTTGTCTGTCTTTTTTATATGTACTTTTGTCTCTCTGTTTCCTAAAATGGAAATATAGAGGGAGGAATTTATAAATGAAGAAATTAGTATTTAGTGCTGTATTAGTATTAAGTCTTGGACTAACTGCATGTGGGGAAGCTGAAAAGCCCATTCCAAAAAACGAAACAATTGAGAATCCAACACCAAAAGTTTCTAACGAAGTACAATGGCAGGAAGAACTCACAAAATTAGCTTCAAATGCTGATATTGCCGCTGATAAGTTTTATGCACTTGAAAAATTATTAATGGATTATGAAGCTACGGATGAAGAAGTTAAAGAATTCTCAACACAAATAGTTAATGATTACAAATCGGGTAACTACCTAAGTGAAATTGATAACCACGAACGCATGTTATCTAACATTTTTAAATCTTATTATGTTGAGAAAAATAGTGAAGGTGCACTAAAAGACTTTGCATTTGATTACTTCCAAAACATGAAATATACATATCGTGGTGTTGATACTGTAGATAGTGAAGCTGTAAAATCTAATGAAGAACAAATGAATGAAGCACTTAAACAAATCAAATAGTTTTTTCACAAGCTACTCATTTGAGTAGCTTTTTTATATGTACTATTGGTAGGATTTTCTATAGAATGAAATTACAATTATCTGTAAGGAGTGCATTACATGGATACTATCGCTGAAACAATCAAATTTGCTGGCTTTGGTAAAAAGAAAGCAATGGCTAAACAAATTCAAATGTTCGATGATCGACTATCTGAACAAGGTGAAACACTACTAGCTGTATGTGCATCCGTTAAAGGCATCAAACAGCTTTATGTAACTGACAAACGCATTTTATTACATGAAATCAAGGGCATTGTTTCAAACGATGAAAGAAGCATTCCTTTATCATCAATTAGCAGTATAAACATTTCTCATAAGCTTGTTTACTCTACTATCGAAATCGTATCTACTGGAAACAAAGCAATCATTGACGATGTGCCAGCGCATATCGCATTAGAAATAAAAAGTGGGATTGAGAACCTTAAAGCAATGGCTAAAACGTCAACGGCTCCTACTGGCAAAGTGGAAAAGGACATGTTTGATGTAGCCGATGAAATTCGAGAATTAAAGGAACTATTAGAGGATGAATTAATCACTCAGGAAGAATTTGACGCGAAGAAAAAGCAATTGTTAGGAATCTAGTCACTCACTCGAGTGGCTTTTTCTTTTGATATAGAAATCATTTGATTTATATTTCATATGATTTATAATGTACTTAAAAAAAGGGAGTGTTAGGCATGAAACTTACAGAAAAAGTTGAGGCGGTTGTTAAGGCTGCACAGGATGCTAAAAATGGTGAGGGCGAACATACATCGTATCGTATCTTTAAAGAGTGTGGACTTACACAAGGAGCAATTAAACGTTATGTTGATGGTGTCAGTGACATTAGTCGTATGGGCTTAGGTGTAGCTGAAAAGCTTGGCGAATACTATGATAATCACCTTTCAAAATAAATTAAAAAACTTTTATAAATCACTTGATTTATATACATCACTTGATATATAATAAGAGTATAGAAAGGAGGTGAACAAGGGTGGATGATTTAAGAAATGTCGTCCTCATTATTGCGGGAATCATCGCTAGTATCAAGGGGTCACTTGATATTATTGACTGGATGAAACGCAAAGACGAGAACGACAACGAAAAGTAAATAGCAGAGGGGGCTTAGCTCCCTTGCTATCAAAATTATATCATCCCCCATAATTTTATGAAAAGAATATCATCGACTGATTGGCTTTTCTTTATCATTGCTGCTATTTTTTTAGTGAACTTGGATTTTAATTCAATGAGTGTTTTCAAATGGATTGGTTGTATTGTATTAATGTTGTGGTTAGTATTGTTCATTCTAAGACAAGTAATTAAAAAGAAATGAATAAACGAAAAATGACCAGGTACTCACTTTCAATTGAGCGCCTGGTCTTTATTTTGGTGACTGATTAATAAATTTTCTACTTGTGTCTTCAAAGCCATATTAGCATAAGTAAATACTGCATCCTCGCCAGCTGTAGCAACAATTAAGTCACTAAAATATTCATCAGTCTTTACCCACCGTACTACTCTAATTTTGTCTTTGGCTAACAACCTCTTAGCATTGTAACATTCTTGTGAAATGTCTTCTAAAAGTCTGTCTAGAATTGGCAAATATACTTTGCTTAATTTAAGGTTTTCTATCACCTTGTAGTCGCGTTGCAATGATTGAACAGCCATATCATAAACAACATATTTGTGCATTAGTCGCCTTTGCTCGAAACTTATCATACAACGGAACGCTCCTTGTGAATAACTGGAACAACTGCTAATACACTATCAATCATAAATGTGCGCTTGGCTTGCCTTGTAAAACAATACGCCTGAAACGAATCACCAACAATTTTAATTATCTTGATACGCCTTTGTGACACTGTGCCGTCTTTCGCCATGTACATCATATTCAAAAATTGATTTCGCTGCATTGCTTTTATAAGTTGTTCTTTCATCATTTCACACCTCTCAAATAAGAACATTCGTTTGTATTATTTTAGAACAGATGTTTGTATTTTGACAAGTATTAATTTGTGGAAATAAAAAAAGCCCATTACCAATTAAGGTAACAGGCTTTTACTGTTATGCGCTACGTTGTGCAATGATAATCTTCAATCCTTCAAAATCACCACCTGTGATAGTACCATTATCGAATTTCTCCAACCAAGATTTACCGATTATTCCTTTAGTGACTGCTTGTTGAATATAATCACGTACTGCAGTCTTTGCGGTTGTACTTGTGAATTTCATAATATCATCATCCTCTACAATTTGTTGTTCTGATTCATTTGTTTCCATAGCTTTTTTAATACGGTTCAAGAAACTATTCCAACGGTCTTCACTTAAAATTCTATGTGGACAATACTTACCGTTCCAATCCTGGTGTTTCTTCACTTGCTCAATACCCCATCCAAACTGTTTTAGTAGCTTTGCAATGTATTGAACAGCGTTTTCCTCTGCAACTCCATAACGAACACCACCACTTTTGCTGTAGCAAATTTCGATACCAACAGAAAGGCGATTACCTTTCTTAAGGGCGTTAGGATCGGTACTCCCTCCGCCATCCCCACAATGCCAGGCGTTACGGTTGAAAGGTATTGCTTGAATTACCTCTTTATCATCAACTGCAACGTGATACGAAACCTGATTGTTATTACCAATCATGTAGGATATTTCATTGACTGCAGGTGCGTCATTTGCTGTATTGTGTACGGTAATGAATTGCGGTGTCATGATGAAAGGTGCCTTTAATGAATACTTGCTTGAAGGTAAAAGAGTTTGTTTGAATATGTAGCTCATTTAACCTCACCCTCTCCTGTTTTATCCTTCACGATTGCTAAAATATTTTTAATGAAGTCAGGCATTGGCAAGCCCATCTTTGTACCATTCTCTGTGATTGAAATAAATTCTAGTACACAAAAGGCAATGGCTGCCCCATCCCCTGCGTACTCGATGCCAGGAATCACAACGGACAATAAGTAAACTGAGCCAACTAGCATTAAATAATAAATTTTTCGTATGATGCCGTTAAAGCCTGTTCTACTGTTTAAATTTTGATTTACAATACCGCCCATAATTCCTGTAAGGTAATCAATAGCCATAAAGCCAATCAAAACAGTAACAGCCATTCCTAGACCATCAACTGAATATGAAACGATTGTGCCTATTGTTCCACTTACTACAGCAATCCATTTTTCCATCTGAACACTTCCTTTTTTGCATAATAAAAAGGACACGCCTTATTGGCGTATCCTTTAAATAGTAATTAAATATTTTTCTTGAATTCGTAAGTGAATTTTTTTATGTTTTCGCTATACAGACTTTTTATTTTTTCATTAAACTCTTCTTCATTTATAATATTTTTTTCTAACAGAAGTTCTTTAATTGCCAAAATGTTTACCCTGTTTTTTATGTTTTCAGCTAAAATACTAGCAAACATAGCATCATTATTTACATGAGAAGATTTGATTTTCCGGAAAATATAATTTACCTTGTAATCCGTATTTTCGTCTTCCACTTCATTCAAATGTTCTATAATACCATGATCAGAAGTTGTTGTAACGAAAAGAAAATCTTCCGGAATATCGATTGTAATAATCTCATGCTTAATCGCTTTATCGAAACGATTTCGCTCTTCTTCCCCTTTAATGTGTCCTTCTACAAACACAAAAAACTTTCCATCATTTTCTTTAGTTCTACCAGTTAAAGTTTGAAATAATTCACCATTTAATATAATCATAAGAGCTCACTCCCTTCGTCTATACTAATTCGACAAAAGGAAAGGATTTCCTCTAAATTAGGACAAAAAATAACGCTAAGCCTCTGCTTGCGTTTGTTGTTCGTCCATCATTGTACATAACTTAGTGTATTCGTCTTGACTAACTTGACCAGCTAACATAAGTAAACTTAAATTTGTACCCATTGTTTTAAAGTCACAACCTGGACTAGTGATTAATAACTCTGCAGCACGATAAACAATATTCATGTCTGTTCCTCCTTAAACTCCGATGTTCTTCATTGCCAATAATACTTCTGTATTGATAAGCGTTTGTGCCTGCATTTCTTCAACTGTAGGCGTAGGATCAATCGGCGGTGGA